AACCGTTAGCAGATCTTCTTCTGCTACCTGGTCTCCTGGTAATTCAGGAAGCTCAGTTATGCGCCTGTTTGCCACGCTAACCTATACCTTTATACTTGAATTATAATCGGCATTCATTTAAAATTCACGTACCTGCAAGGTTATTTAACTTTCACTTCAATGCGAGGCAAGAAGCTGGAGCCAATGTCCCACACAGCTTGTACGCCTGTCACCAAGCCGCTAGCCAAAGCCAAAAGAAGGATCAGCTCCGCTACGGTCAAATTACGACGCACGTAAACAACCTTTGGTTGTTGCAGTCCTTTTAAATTTTGTTCCACGGTTTGCCGAATGGCTGCTTCCCTTGCGTTTGCTTTTATTTGTGCCAGCTGCTCAGGGGTGAGTTGATAAGGGAGCGGTTGCTGGCTAGGAGGAATTTGTTCTTCCATCTTTGCAATTTGTTTTCCCAAACTGTAGCATTAAACAAGTCTTTGTGTTGCCATGCAGTACGGCCTCAGAAAATCATTAGAAGAAATCAGTTCCGAACTGAAAGGAATCAGGAACGTACTTGCGTCCATGTGGTACAGCAGGTATCAAAACGGAGAAACGGACCAGCTATCTCCTGACATCTACGCTGATGAATACATTTCTACTGAAGAGTGTGCCAAACGCCTTAGCGTTTCTGATCAATCAATTCGCAATTGGATCCTTCTTGGTAAAAAAGATCCAACCAAAGGATGGACACAAGGCATCCATTACGTAAACATCTGTACAGAAAAAGGGAAAAAACCTGTGATACGTATTCCCTGGAACAGACTGATCGCAGCATTCTCCTCTAACTCAGAAGTAAACTTGCGTTCATTCCAGTTTCCAACTCTTTATCAAGACACCAAGGCAAATCGTGTTTATTTCGAAGGTAAAAAACGCCAAGAAGCCGAGGAGACTAAAGATGAAAAATCGATTTGATTCTGTTTGTATCCCAGAGGTTACAGTTGCCAACCATCTGATAACGCTTCCATTGTCCTTGGCGAACCAGGTGGAAATTTTTTTACCTCCCAATGGTTCGTTTGATGACCAGTGCCTTAGGAGGTACCTGGAAAACTTAAAGAATTACGAAGAGGAGGATCCAAACAACTCAATGACCTTGGCAAATCGCTTGCGTTTGTCTTTTCGAGACATGCAACCAGATACTATTTGTGGTAAGTTCCCACAAGCTGACCTGGCACTTAAACGCCGGTTGAGGTGTGTGGCGGAATATTTGATTCGTTCCGGTGAATTTGATAAAGCACGGGACGAATCAGGTAAGCTGATTAAAAAGCGTGGCATCCTTGGCAAGCTGGTAGTTATTTACCAGCCTCTGCCCAAGATGCTTACGTCTCTTCTTCGACAAGGTTTAATTGAACATGAATCGGCGCGAAAAACTCTTGCTTCAAGCACTGGGTCCTGAACCAGATGAAACAAAGGCCAAGATGCTGGACACGACAGTGCGTCTAATCATGGCCGATCTTGGGACTCAATACTGCAAGTTTTGGGAAGCAGAGGGACCTGGCGTCATGTGCTTTGAGCCAGAGAACAAAGAGCATTCAATGTTCTACTTAACACTTGAAGAGCTGCACAGCGCAAAAGAAAATTGCGAAAGACAAAATAACGACGATCTTGCGGAAAGCTTTAGGCGTATTCTTGAGGCCGCACAAAAAATTAAACCTGATGAAGCGGCTGGTTACATCATTAACGACAAAGACGGTTTCCGTTTTTGTTTAGTAGACTACCAAAAAGTTGCTGAAAGCTGATGCCTGCATTTCGTGGCAATCGCCGGATGGAGGCGTATGAGTGGATCACCAACTCAGACTTGGTAGATTCCGCTCATTTACTTATGGATGGCATTGATCTTGATGTAGCAAGTTCTGCTGTAGCAAATCAATACGTCAATGCAAAACACTATTTAACACCAAAGGACGATGGTTTAAATGGTCACGAATGGTACGGCAAAGTTTATTTGTTCCCGCCAAATTACTCTTATTTCTTTGAAAAGAAAAACAGTAGGTGGAAACGTACAAGAGGTTTGTCACCAACCTTGACTTCTGGTTATGCCGTCTGGTGGAACACACTAAAAAGAAAATGGTTAACAGGTGAAATTGAACAAGGACTGTTCTTTGCGAATTGCCCAGACATGGTGCGGTATTGCCAGGACATGTTTGATTTTCCAATCTGTTTTCTTAAAAACGCTCCTTTCCTTAAGAGGCATTTTTTAAGTAGTGGCAACATAGACGCACGAAACACATGTACCAGTTTCGTTGTTTACCTCCAGCCGTCCCGGAACTCCGAGGAGGCCACCCAAAGATTTATTGAAATATACGATCACAAAGGCAAGGTCCTCGTTTAAATTGGCTACACTACCAAAGCTTAGTTGGACCACATGACTCTGCTCAGCGACAAAGAGATCAAGCACCTAGCACAGGAAGAAGGAATGATTCAGCCGTTCCACGGGCGGCTGGTCAGTGAAAAAGATGGTAAGCGTTTGTTGAGTTATGGTCTTAGCTCATATGGATACGATATTCGCTTGTCGCCAAAGCAATGCCTGGTGTTTGGAGGTGTGCAATCAGGAGATTGTGATCCAAAAGCATTTAACCCGGACATCCTAAAACCAGCTGAATTACTGGAAGACGAGAAAGGCACTTATTTTATTTTGCCTCCCTATGGCTACTGCCTGGGCGTAGCAGAAGAATATATCAAGCTTCCAGGGGATGTAAGTGTTGTTGCTGTTGGTAAATCTACTTATGCTCGATCGGGAATTATGTGTAACATTACGCCTGCCGAAAGCGGCTGGGAGGGTTACCTTACATTAGAAATTAGTAATTGTACCAGTCTGTTCAATCGTATTTACGCAAACGAAGGCATTACTCAACTTTTGTTTTTCCGTGGTAATCCTTGCGAAACTACGTATCAAGATCGCAAGGGTAAATACCAATCTCAAAAGCAAGAAGTTGTCTACAGCCGTATTTAACTAAAGGGTTTACCGCTCCTGGACTGAGGTTTCTTTGCGTACTGCACAGTTCCCTTTGCTCCAGGGGCATCGCCTTGGCTTGGTACCTCCACGCCGTTTAGTGTGGCCGGGCTGCGTGGGGTACGTCCACGAATCTTTGGTTCGTCTGTTTCAGATCGTTGGCGGTAGGCACCAGCAGCACGGGCCGCTGACATGAACCTCTTAGCTCTGCCTTGCATCCGTTCGTTACGGGTGTCAGCACGTTCTGCAGCGTCCCTTCCGCCCTCGTCCAGGCGCCTGGTATCCGTGCTGTAGCCACGCTCTGGATGAAGGTCAGAGGTGTCCCCTGCGGAGGAACCGGAGTCCTGCCGTGGGTCGTAAGTAGAATCAAAAAATCTTTCCATGTTACTATTGTAAATGACGGAAATCAAGTCCGGATATCGTCATGATGGGTTCTGATGCTTTCTTGGGTAGCTTTATTGAAGGTAACGATGAGGTAAGACGTCGTTGCTTAAGTATCTGCGACTTTGGTCAAGAGCTGGGCAACGAAGAAAACGATGTTCCTCTTTATGACCAGTACAACAGAGGCCTGGTGCTAACTCAAGACTCAAGGCCTAGAATGCATCTTGAACTTGAAGGCAACCGATGCGGGCTGACCGGAACGATTCCATCTATGGAAGAGGGACTGGCCATGGGGGCGAGTCCGAAACCCAAAGCTTTGCTCCTGAATCTAGGGGACGTGGACGAGGAGGAGAAGGAGATGTCGCTCCGCCGCCGGGGTTTAAAACGTTGAATGAGTTGTTTGCACCAGTGGAAGAAGACCTTGGATGTAAGGATGGCTTTTGTCCCCTTCCCGCACCAAAGCCTGCTGAAGCAAAGCCTGATCTTGTGAATCATCCTCCGCACTACGCCAACAGTGCGATTGAATGCATTGAAGCTATTGAAGCGCAGTTAACACCAGACGAATTCCGTGGTTACTGCAAGGGAAATATCATCAAGTATGTATGGCGCGAACGAAGCAAAGGGCAAACAGAGTCCCTGAAAAAAGCTAAGTGGTATCTTGAGCGTTTAATTTCGTTCGACGAAGT